ATGCTTGGGTCGTATGGAATGTTTGGCACAACCGGCGCACCAGTGACGATAGTGACCGCGCTTAAATTATTGAGTTCGCCTAGACCGAAATTAGGTATGCTTGGCGCACCAGTTGTAACGGCTGCTGCGACGAGCGCATTATTTTGCGTATATGCGACGCTATCTATCTGCGGCGCTCCAGAAGTTACACCGTCTAACGCGATAGCTTGCGCAACTGAAATAGGTATAGTCGGAACGTTAGGTGTGCCTGCACTTAGGCTCGCAATAACAAACGTTTCATCTTCACCAACGTTAGCCGCATTAACATTTGGTGCGCCAGATACTAGGTTTGGTGCGCTAAAGTTATAAATATGACCAACAATAACTCCTGGCAAGATCGGTGCGCCAGTCGCTACGTTTGCGGTTGTAAATGTTTCACGCTCAGAAACACTTGCCGCCTCGATACTTGGCGCGCCGCTAACAACTCCGTTAGCAGTTAGAGAGTGTTCTTGTGTTAAGTTTAAAGCCGTTACACTAGGTGAACCAGAGGCAAGGTCGGAAACGGTAAAGGTCTCGCGCTCAGCCATATTTGCATTACTGCAAACTGGTGCTCCACTAGCTACGCCGTTAGCCGTCAGAGCATGACCCTGATCGAGCGAAGGTGTCCCAATGGTTGGGAAACCAGTTACAATTGTAGGTGTAACAAATGTCTCGTCTTCAAATACTGGGGCAGATCCAATATCTGGTGAACCGACCACGATACTTACAGCATTAAACACGTGCTCTTGGGTGATCCCAGGAGTTCCCAAGTCGGGTGCGCCAGATACCAAGTTAGACGCTGCAAACGTTTCATCTTCTGCCATGATAGCCGCGCCAACATTAGGTGGACCGGCAGTCACTTCTGTAGCGTTGAGCGCTTGAGCTTCTATTATTAGTGGGCTGCCGACTGTCGGCGCTCCAGTTACTACGTTTGCAGTATTAAAAGTCTCGTCTTCCGATACTGGGGCAGTTCCAATATCTGGTGCATCTGAGGAAAAACCTACCGCAGTCAATGCGTGTTCTTGGGTGATCCCAGGAGTTCCCAAGTCGGGTGCGCCACTCTCGGTAGTAGAAGGGGAAGCTTCTACACCCTTATTAAAAGTAGGAGTCCCGACACTTGGCGCTCCAGAACTAACTGGTGAAGCTACAAAATTACTTGTGAGAGCTAGCGTTATAGTATCAGCAACGGGATTCCCACTTGCTAGATTACTAGCTACAAAGCTTTCTTCCTCGCCGATAGTTACTGAATCAACCCCTGGAGATCCGCTAGCAAAGCCGATAGCCGTAAAGCTATGGTTTTGCGTAATAGCGGTGGTTGCTACACTCGGAGATCCGCTAGCAAAGTCCGCAATCGTAAACGTTTCACGCTCAGCCATATTTGCATTACTGCAAACTGGGTTTCCAGAAACTACGTCTGTGGCAACTAAAACGTGACCCTGATTAAAAGCAGTGCTCGCTATTTCTGGTGCGCCAGAAGTTAAATCTGGTGCATTCAAATTTATAACTACAGTGACCGGCGCTGCACCTACTACTGGTGAATCAGTTGCTACAGAGTCGGCAATTAAATTACTAATTATGCTAACCGAAATGTCTGCTACATTTGCTGCACCCGACGTAACGGAAACTGGAGAGAAATTGCTTATTATTCCCACATCGAGACTGTCGACTACGGGGGGGTCTGTAGCTAGGTCACTTGTAGTAAGAGCGTGAATTTCAAGTATAGAAGGGCTGCCAACTACTGGCTCTCCGCTACTTAAATCAGAAATTGTAAACGTTTCACGCTCTGCAACATTAGCATTTGCAGCTACAGGGTTGGCAGTAGTAATGGCATTAGCGGTAAGGCTATGCTCTTGGGTTACTGAGATGCTCCCAACATCTGGTGCATCAGTCGCTACAGAGTCTGCGGTTAAAACGTGTACTTGTGTAATTCCAGGGCTACCGACCACTGGGCTATCTGTTGTAACATTATTCGCTGTAAAGTTGATAACAATGGTAACTGCAGGGCTACCTACTACTGGAGCGTCGCTTACTACATCGTTAGCCGTATGGTTACTTATAAGAGAGACGGTGGCACTATCTACTACGACTGCACCAGTTGCTACGTCGGAAGTCGCAAAAGTTTCTTCCTCAGAAACGGTAGCAGAGTCTGTAACAGGCGATCCAGTTGTAACGCCGTTAGCGGTTAAAATATGTCCTTGTATTAGTGAAGGGTTATCGAGGCTCGGACTGTCTGAGGCAAAATCTGCTATGGTAAACGTTTCGCGCTCAGCCATATTTGCATTTGCGCAGACGGGCGTACCGCTTAAAACGTTGCTCGCTGTTAGGGCGTGTACTTGGGTGATCGCGGGGCTAGCGATGCTAGGTGAACCGGCGCTAAGATCGCTAGTCGATAAACTGTGAATTTGGGTTAAAGATAGGGTGCTTACATCTGGTGCATCTGTGACTACACCACTTGCAGTTAAAGTGTGTACCTGAGTAATGCCAGGAGCGCCCAGGGACGGACTACCAGAAGCTAGATCGCTTGTGGTAAACGTTTCCTCCTCTGCCATATTTGCAGAGCTAACAATAGGTGAGCCTGTAGCTACACCAGTAGCAGTTAAAACATGACCTTGCGTCAGACTAAGAGACGCGACTGCCGGTGGTCCGCTTGCGGTATTTAGTCCAGTTAGCGCGTGTTCCTGATTAAATGACGGAGTATCTACTTGGGGAGCATCAGACGCTATTGCCGTAGCTGTAAAATTATGTATTTCTTGAACGGTTGCACTGCTAACGACAGGTGATCCCGTAATCACATCGTTAGCAGTAAAATTAATAACTAAGGTTATGGAAGCGTTTGCCACATCGGGTGCGCGCGCCTCAACGCCGGCAGCCGTAATGCTATGATTAGCTGGACCGCCGGAGTCAGCGACTGGTCGTTTTGCGAGGGCGTAAAATCCAAACATTAGATAATGCTAATCAAGGTTTTGTGGGCCAGTCAGCGTCTTCGAGATTAGGCCAATTATTGTGCGTCGGCAAATCACGAAGAGCCTGTCTATACGTTGCCATATCGGTTGCCATTGTAACATCTGACATGGCAGTCCAATCCGTATTCGCTAAAAGGCTGTTACGTGTGTCACGATTTTGTTCTGCCAGTTGTGCAGTAGCTTGCATAATATTCTCCCTAATAGCTTATTTTTGCGCCAAACCATCGATTTGCATCGTCGATATACGAGGCCGCGCTCGGAGGATTTACGATTAACAAATCTACGGTTTCGCCGGCGTCTAAGGTAATGACCCCTTGAATTGATGCGTTAGTGTAAATACCGAAGTTAATATTTGTCGCAGAGGCTGTACCTAGTGCATATCCCCACTGGTGAAATGTAACGCCACCGGTTGTGTAATTTGAACCACTTGCGCCCCAAACTATCCTATCGTTAGCCCCATTTTGTGCGTCATATGTAGAGCCTGTGGGAAAAGCTAGAAAATCATTTGTGGTATCATTAAACACGTGTGAGTATACTACTTGCCCACCGACTTCGTGATGACCACCATTATGGACTTGAATCCACCCTGCGCGAATACCGGCAAAATTTACACCTCTTAAACTATATCTATAGTCACTGTTATTCATACTGGTACTGTTTTGATACCGAAATTGCGTACCACCGCCCACATAAAAAGTAGTAGCTGCGTCAGAATCTGCTGTCAAAACTAAGGTATTGGAATCGCTATATTTTGTCCTGTTTTCCGCGACAGGCGTACTACTCGATGGTGCGCCACCTCCTCCTCCTCCTCCTCCAGAAGCTGCTGCGAAACTTAATGATCCAGACCCATCTGAAGTTAAAACACTATTGGCGTCACCGTCGGACGTAGGAAAAGTAAACGTATCGGCAAAAGTAGCGAAGTTTGCATCACCAAGCGGCGCGGTCTTAACTAGCCCACCCATGCCCGAATGTGCCGAACAATGGTAGAAAATTCTGTCTGGAGCGTCTTGTTCTAAGGTCACCTCGACGTAAGCACCGGCAGATCCCGCAGTGCCAACCGTCGTAATCCCTGTGGTAAAAGATGAGCCACCGCCGTTGGTTTGCGTACTAAAAACAAAAGGGTGCGTGGAATTTGAAGCATCGCTATTATCAAAGCGATAAGTCAGCCCTTTTGAAAGGGACGCACTTTGTTGAGATGTTCCGTCTAGTACAAATTTACTATTTGCGACGGTAACTGTAATTGTGGCGGCAATTGCTTTTCCGGACGTGTTTATACTTGGTGCAAACTTTGCTAGATTTCTGTTAATACTCATTTTTTAATCCTAGATAGCATACTGGTTAACTTGCAAAATATCTCCAGTCGAAGCTCCGGAGACGAGGGTGACCGTAGTTCCCGAAATGGTATAGTCGGTCGTAATTAATAATAATAATCCATTTAAAAAAACGCTGCTTTTAGCAGTATTAAAAGTACCGGTGAATGCGGTCTGTCCCGACGTAGCCGTGAACGATGTGGTGGTAAAATTACCGGCACTCGCACCGCCATATTCGACCACCTCTACGAGGTCGCCAACCGAAGCAGCCGAGCCTAAAACCAAGCTAGTCCCATTACTTGCGGTGAATGAAGAACTATCTAATTTTGCCCCATTCATAAACACCAGAATATTATTTACATTGTAATTTACCGAAAATGTTGTCTGACCGGCAGTCGCCGTAAAAGACGAAAAATTATGCGCTGCACCAGATAAAGTTAAATCGTCGGCAGAAGGTGATATAAACACCGTAGATGTACCAGTCAGATTTATTAAATTACCAGTAGACGAAGACTTTAAAACGCGGGTGAGGGTAGCCGAAGAGTCTGTGTAGACGCCCTCGCCAATCTCCCAGTCTGAGCCATTAGCGTGTTCAATCACGTAACGAACACTGTCTCCGTCTTGGATACCGCCTTGGATAAAAGTCTGATAGCCAGTATCCGCAGACCCAAGAGTGACTGTTCCTGTTCCAGTCGTAGACGTGGAAACTTTAACGCGATCTGCGAATTTGACCATTTACTTCTCCAATTTTTTTCCATCGGATTCGGATTCCGACGAAGGTTGCTTATGGTCGATAGCGAAGTCTTTATCGTCCATTTTTTTTGCGTGTTCGTCGGAAACTACCGAAAAATCGTGGCTCTTAGTCATCACCATTATCTTAGCTCGGATCTGGTATGCCGATTGCAAAACTCGCAACCGTAAAAGTGTTACCACTCGTAACTGACTGTGATGCAGATAGTGCGCCAGTGACTAACAAGCGAGTGTTACTTACATCGACGATTGCGTAGTGTGTAGCAGTGCCTGTGGCGGTGATACTTCCGTCTGAAATTGCTGCGACAGTTACTTCTCTGCCACCACCACTTCTATCAGCCGGTGCGCCTATGGATAATGATGTGGAGTTACCTAAAGCGTGGGTCGCGTTAGCTTCCGTGTACGTGGTAGACTCCTGTGAGGTCACTAATATTTTTGATGCTTCGGTATCCAAAACAGTCAAGCCGTTATCAAAAACGCGGTCGTTTAAAGTAGCCATTTTAATGCTTCCCTTCTGTTAAATTTATGGCATACGCCATTTACGATGATTGGTGAGGTTTCCCTCGTTTATGGCAGCGTGGGCCATGCCGGTTCGAGAGGATCAAAAGCGTCGCTTTGCGGTAGATCTCTCAAATTCTGTCTATAATTTTGATAGTTAGTTTTTACGCTTGCGCTTAGTGGACTATCGTTTGCTTGCGTCCAGTCAGTTTCCGCTAAACGCTTGTTACGCTCTATTCTAAAATCAAGCAGTAATTCTTCTATATATTGGTTACTAATCTCTGTATCGGTCGGTATAACTAGTGTGCCGTTTACACAAGTCGATAACGGACTCTGTATACCTTCTTTTAAATAACCACCAATTGGTATCATATTTGTAATACTTGCAGACGAACAGGTTACGCTCATAAAGAACGAACCATCGCCGTGATATATCGTATATTCCATTTTTTAACCTGACAGAATTAAGGCTGCGACAGTCCCTTGTGATCCACCACCGCCACTATCATTTCCTCGTAATTGTATTGTGAAACCTACCGACCCGCTAGTTGCGGTCGTCGTACCAGTCATAACAACTGGGTAAAATTCTTTAAGACCCGATATAGTAATACTTCCCTCTTTTGCCTTTATATCTCTATACGCCGTACTAACTAAAGTTACGCCAGTAGCGGTGGGTGTGACTCTCAAAAAAGGACTGTCTACGTTATTAGCATGACCACCCATCTGTCCGACGACAATAACGCTTGCGCCTACTTTCACTCCCGAAAATGAAATAGTCACACTTGCGGCTGTACCGTTTCTAGTGAGGGAGTTGCTAAACACGGTAGAATTAGCTTGCCCAAGGGCGGGAAAGCGATCCACATCAAGCGTACCTGCCGTAATTTTGGCAGCGTCTAAACTACCAATTTTTGCACTTGTAACCGCTAAGTCCGCTATCTTAGCCGCCGTGATTGCGGCGTCTTCAATTTTTACGTTTTGTATAATCCCGTCAGTAATTTGCGCGGCGCTTGTAATTATTCCGGCGGTCGCCAAAAGACCACCAGTAATCGTGTTAGCAACAAGCTTGTCGCCGGTAATCACGCCGGTTGCGATTTTATCGGCTGTTATTACGCCGGCGGCTATTTTTGCTGACTCAATAGCGTTAGCGGCTATCTCATTTGCACCAACTGCATTTGCACTAATCTTGCCGGCTGTTATTGCATCGTCTGCTATTTTAGCTTCTGTAATTACTCCAGTAGGTATCTGACTTGCGGCTATTGATCCCGTTAATTCAGAAAAACTTTCTGCGCCACCCGCAGCCACGACCCATTGACTGCCGGTCCAATTATACAATTTACTGTCAGTCGTTAAAAAGACAGTCTGCCCTGTAAATGCACCGCTAGAAGGCAGTGACGTAACTGGTTCGACTAAGTCTACGCCGCCGTCTATAAATATCTGCCGGATGCCATTTTCAAAATCTGCATCGTTTAAATAAGTCGTCGTTGCATTTACGCTAGAAGTAAACGCTGACTTGTTTCCAGAGTAATCTACAGATTTTAGAAAATAGTATTTTGTCTGACTTAACCCTAAGTTTGTTCGTGTAAAAGTATCGCCACTTGAGTTTCCAACCTTGGTTGCGCCAGAACTACTATTGCTAGAATTTTCGTAGATTTCCACAAAGTTAAGGTCACTGTCTGCAGGGTTAGTCCAGTTAATAGTTATAAATTTAAAACCACCAGAAGCACTAATTGAGGTTGGAAGTCCTGGCGCCGAGGTGTCGCCACCGCCGGTAAATGTAGCAGTGACATAAGGCCCTTTATTTCCTTTGACAGTAACGGCTCTAACTCGAAAAGTATATTCTAAGGCGTCGACCAGTGGACTTATTTCTATACTGGTTTCAGTCGTTTGCGTTGCATGAAAACTGCTATCGCTCGTGACTTTATATTCTACCTCATAATGTGAGATAAAAAGGTTTGTCGGCGCAGTCCACGAAACAATAGCAGAATGCACAAACGTTCCGTCCCCTGCAGTCCGACCACCGCCAGAGATAGTAAGGCTAGCAATAGTGAGATTTGCAGTTACTGACGGCAATGTACTATCGTTATTATTTATAGCGTTTTCTTCGGCGCTCCAAGAGAACGCTGCGCTAGAGGTTTCGCGCAAAGTAAGGTTTACCCTTAAATCACCCGCACTCGATGAGTTGCTAAACTTCCACCCGACAACTTCAAAATCTTTATTACTAAAGCCATAGCGAGAATTTGTAATCCCAACTATATCGCCAACCTGGACATCAAAAGCATCTAAACCAAAATCGGCGCTAAATGTCATTTGCTCTCGCGCTCTAAACAAAGTCATTTTAGCTAACCGTTGAGCCATAATAGACGAGGTTGTAAACGGTAAAGTAAGGTCTAAAGCACTTTCGACATTATTATCATTAGATATAAAAGTTGTACTTCTGACCTCTGGGTAGTCTGTCTGTATGTAATCCTCAGTTGCATCGTTGAACGTGCCTCGGACTATGTTAAAATTATCCCGACGCGAGTGTTTAGTTTCTAAGGTAACGCCGCTACGAAGGTCGTCGACTGTAAACGTTTTGACAGAACTAGTATACTCTCCGACCTTAAGTTGCCATTTGCCTTGACCCCAAAATAAAGTTGCGGCGGCACAAGTCATCATATCGCCCAAAATATCACTTGGGCTTCTGTCTAGACTAATAACGCCATTCATTTCATAACGTTTTTCTGTACCGCCGGCTGAAAGCGAAACTGTTTCGTCACAACTATTAGCCGCAGCCGAAAACACAGTGTCGTTAGTATCGCCAGTATTATCTACACCGTAGTCCGAAACCAAATAATCACGGATGCAGAGTGCGGCATTCGCACTATACGCGGTAGAACCACTGCGTGGATCGTAAACCTTTTTGCCTTGAACCTTTGCAGTAAAAAGTGGGATGCCTTCCGCAAATACGTTTTGGTCATATTCTAACCTAATGTATAAACAGGCGATGCCTTCACCCTTGAAGTTTGTATGCTCGTTGTTACTTGGCGCGCTCCCGTCGACCTCAAACGCTGGTCCGTCTGTTATGCCACTTAATGTTGAGTATACGTTCTGATTATCTGCACCCAAAAATTTGCGGATATAGACTTTAGAATTACCACTACCATCTTTCCATTTTGCCGACGAGACATAATGGTCTGTGCCGATAGCCTCTACTTCGTCGTTAATATATACGTCACCGATTTGGTTAACCTCATGTCCGGCTAAACAAATTATTTGGTGCAGATATTTATTTGTAGCGCCTGTGGATTCGACAAACGTTACGACACCGCCTTTCCGTATTTCACCATATACAATCTCTTGAGGGCCAGTACCTGTGCGCGCATTTGACAAAAGACCAGTTGAGCTACCCATCGCGCCAAAATCGGGCTTTGGCATTAACGCTTTTAACGCCCAAGATGTGACCGCACTCACGGCTAAATATGTTATCGCCTTAGTAATAAATATCTGACTGGCGGT